CAGATATACGTTTAGTCGCGTCTGAAAACTTCCGTATAGATTCTGCCGCAGATTGGAGCGATCCTAGTGGCTCCTCTCCATTTGTTATCGAAGTGATACCGATGTACGTCCACGATGTGTTGGAGCGGATGACTGAGATTGATCCGAAGACTGAAGAGCCTAAATGGAAAAGGCTGAATGTCGGTGAACTTTTAGAGGCTTCGAAGAAGAGTGAGTTTGACTCAACCCGTCAGACGCGTCAGGGTAAGAGGCAAGACCCGTTGGCGGATAGGGTAAACGACATCTCTGAGTACACCACCGTCTTCATACATAAGAATATTATTCGAAAGAATGGAAAGGATTGGTTGTTTTATACGGCAGGCACGTTGCACATGCTGACTGATCCAAAGCCATTGCAAGAGGTATACCCGCATCTGAGGGATGGGGAGAGACCTTATGTCATGGGTACTACGAATATAGAGGCGCACAAGTGCTATCCGTCTTCTCTTGTTGAGATGACGCAGGACTTGCAGACAGCCGCTAACGATATAGCAAACCAGCGGTCGGATAATGTTCAATTAGTCCTTAACAAGCGCTACCACATCCGAAGAAGTTCAAACATCGACATCCACGCACTAAAGAGAAGTGTCCCCGGTGGCTCTGTGATGATGGATGATCCAATGACTGACGTACAGATAGTCAACACGCCGGATATTACAGCGAGCGCCTACGAGGAGCAGGATCGACTCAACGTTGACTTTGACGACATTGCTGGCAACTTCTCTCAAGGAACCGTCCAAACCAACCGCATGATGAATGAAACTGTTGGCGGCATGGAGATGTTGTCTGGTCAGGCAAATGCCCAGATGGAGTATATGGTCAGAGTATTTGCAGAGACTTGGATAGAGCCTGTATTGATGCAGTTGGTCAGGCTGGAGCAATACTACGAAACGGATGATATGGTTTTAACTGTTGCGACCAATAAGGCAGAAGCGGATGCAGACCAACAGGGTGCGGCGTTTCAGAAGTTTGGCGCGGAGGATATGGATGAATTACTTCGTCACGAAATGACGGTAGGCGTCAACGTTGGTATCGGGGCTACCGACCCAATCAGGAAAATAGAAAGATTGCTTCTTGGCATCAGGACGATGGGCGAGATCAATCCCGACATCATCAGTTTGATAAATCAGGAGGAGGTGACCAAAGAGGTCTTTGGCGCTCTTGGATATAAGGATTCCAAACGATTCATTGCGTCACAACCGCAGGCGGGAATGGAAGAGATGGCTGCTCAACTGGAAGAATTGGGTGGTGCGGTACAGCAACTTATGGATCAGGGTTCCGCCAAGGAAATGGATGTTCAGGGCAAGATTGTTGCCGCCCAGATAAAGGGTCAGTCTGACGTTGCCGCCGCCGAAACGAAGGCGCTTGGTGAAATGAGAACTGCCCAGTTGCAGGTGCAGTCAATGAATGAGCGTGAAGCGATTAAGGCTCAACTGCATATGATTGATTCCAGAATAAAGGCTGAGAAGAATGACATTGCTAGAGGTGAACTGCTACTTCAGAAAGAAGCGTTAGTTCACAAGATGCTGATGGATCAGCCCAATATTGGAATTGATCCGGAAGGTAAGAAGATGAGCGAAGTTTTAATGAATGATGAATACGGAAGCGTGCAGGGGGCAGAAGGATGAGCCATTTGAAGGATGCAGGTGTTGGCTACTTCCGACACTGGGTTAAGTCTATGAAATATAGCGGAAAATTCTTCTCCCTGTGGATAACTTCTTGTATTCATGCCTTTCTCCCGAACATCTTTGAGAGAAGGGCAACAAAAGCAATAACCACAATGCACGGAGAAATACCTCCGCCCAATGACAGTCTTAATAACAATTAGACAAGAGTGGAAGAAAAAGAGTTATTGATTGCGGAGGCCAGACTTGGCCTCCAGACACGGGAATTTCTGAATTCAGAAGTGGGCCGGTATTTAATTGGAAGAGCCAATAAAGCCAAGGAAGAGTCTTTTGATGCTTGGTCTGTTATTGATCCAAATGATACCGAAACAATTCGTGAACTTCAGTTCCGGGCTAGGTTGCCCTCACTGGTCATTACATGGCTGGAAGAGGCGATTAACCAAGCGAAACACGCAGAGAACTCTCTGCAAGAAATAATAGGGAATTAGTTATGGCCGAAGACGCTATCCAAGAGGACGTATCCGAAACCAAAGAAGCTGTTCTTACCACTCATCAATCTGAATTGGAAAGAATTGCCGCCAAGGTGGAGTCTGACGAAGAACACCTTATGGGGGACGAAGAAGAAGTAGCAGTAGAGGAAGTGTTTGATGTTGAAACCATATCTCCGCTTCAACGTAAGGGTGACGAGTGGTACGCCACCGCTAAAGTTGACGGCGAGAAGGTTGATGTATCTTACGATGATCTGTTGGCTCAGTATCAAAAAAATTCCTCTGCTGACAAACGCCTTCAGGATGCCGCAGACCGACAACGAGAGTTGCAGGACTACGAGCGGCAACTGAATGCTTACAGGGACTCACTAGAGACCCAAGCAACCCAGCCATCTTCGGACGCTGGCCAAAGTGTATCGCCATCCACTACGGACGCGACTACGGATGCCCTTTATGGGCAGTACCACGATGCCCTCTTTCAGGGCGATGAAGTCAGGGCAAATGAATTGCTTAGACAGATTCGTGCCGCAGACCGGCCTACGGAGCAGTCGATTGATGTTAAGTCAATTATCGAGCGCACCAAAGCTGAAATGCGTGAAGAGGAGAAAGCGGCCCGCGAAAGGGGCTATGAGGCGAGACGACAAGAGGCCGTCAAGTTGTTTCACGACGAGTTTCCCGAAGTCGTTGGTGACCCTTCATTGCTTGCTGTTGCTGACCGTCGTTCTGCTGAACTTTATCAGGAAGACCCTACCCGTGATCCTTGGGACATTATGAAGGAATGTGGCGATTACGCCAAAGATTGGTTGTTCAAATATGTCGAGGAACTGGGCGGGAAATCCGGGGAAAGTAGACAAAAAAGAAAGCAGGACATGGATGACGTTGCTCCCGTAAATGCTCGCGCTCATATAGGCGAGGATGAAAGTGAGCCAAGTTATTCAGACATCATAAACGAGATGAAGAGTGAACGAGGTCAGTTCGCCTAGTCTCTAATTTTCATTTTCTGATTAAAGGAAACAATACTCATGGCTGGACAAGTATGGGGAACAAGTAACCTTGGTGGTTTCATGTATTCCCTAAATTTGAGCAAGGAGTTGCGTGTTGCCCTGCGTCCGATTGTGAAGTTCCGTCAGTTTGCCGATGTAAAGGATGCGGCCCATCAAGGGCTTAATCGCGGCGATACATTCCACTGGAATGTTTATTCGACTGTTGCCACTGGTGGCGCGGCGCTTACTGAAAATACGGCTATCGCCGAAACGAACTTCACCATCACTCAGGGGACCATGACAATTACCGAACACGGTAACTCAATTCCCTTCTCCTCGAAACTGGATGATTTGTCTGAGCATCCCGTTAAAGAGATCATTCACAAAGTCTTAAAACTCGATGCGGCGCAAGTGCTTGACGATCTGGTTGCTGACCAGATTGACACATGCAAGTTGCGTGTTGTTCCTACTGCTGGCACGGCTACCGATGCGGTAACCTTGACGGTTGATGGCGCGGCAACGCTCACAAATACGGTAGCGCTAGGCAAAGATCATATCAAAGCCATCGTGGACGTAATGAAAGAGCGTAACATACCCGCATACGAGGGTGATGACTACTTTTGTATTGCGTGGCCGACAACGTTCCGCACTCTGAAGAACAACTTGGAATCAATTTCTCAGTATGTTGAAACCGGGTTCCAGATGATCCGTAATGGTGAAACTGGTCGTTATGAAGGCGTGCGTTTTGTTGAGCAGACTTATCGAGCGAAAGGTGGTTCTACCACCGGGCTAGGTACCCCAGCGGGTGCTTGGGCGCAGACGAAGTCTGATTGGGCAGTATTCATGGGCGCCGATACCGTTGCTGAAGCAGTTGCGATCCCCGAAGAAATTCGCGGGAAAATTCCAACTGATTTTGGACGGGCGAGGGGCATTGCATGGTACTACCTTGGTGGTGCAGGTCTCGTTCACTCAACCGCAGCAGAGTCCCGCGTTGTTATGTGGGATTCAAAAGCCTAGAGGAGATAGTCATGGCACAATCAACTCAAGGTGTTGGAGTTAAAAGCGGTCTTTCTGATCAACAGAAGATTAGC